GCTGGTGGGATAATCAATTTGCGTGGTTGAGCAGCGATCAACAAGCTACGCTCGTCTGTCCAACCGGAAATCTGAATAACAGCCGCTTCAAGAGAAGTTTCGTTAAGATCAGCCGCAACTGCTGGACGGTTCGAGTTTGTACCACCTGAAATAAGTGGGTGCGCTGTTGAGAACAACGTCTGACCGTCACCATAAGTAGCGCCCGCGAAACCACCGTTAAGGATGGCAGCGGCTTTTACTTGCTTGGTGTAAGCCATGGCACGAGCCAATGCTTTAGTATAACGCGATGACAATGAGTCATACAGGTTATCCTCAATAGCTTCCTCAGTGATTGAGAAACCCATCGCAATGGTTTCGTGTGTATAACGAGCGGACCATGCTTCTTGCGCATTGTCGTACTCGATTGCAGAGCCTTCGTCTTTGACTGGGGCTGCTGAAAAACCTGATAATTTGGTTTCCTCCTCAAATGAACGGTCTGAGGACTCTGTTTCATAAATTTCGGCGTGTTCGTCACCGTATTTTGCGTATTCCATTCCGAACAGTGCGTTCAGGCCGGGGAGCAGCTCTTTAAGTAGCTGGGCGCGTGAAATTGCCATGAGTTATTCTCCTTATACGCCGACTTGGCCGTTATAGCGATGATAGCCAACATTAAACTTAACGATAAGTTCAATGAAGCCTGTACCCGCAGCATTTGCAGTTTCAGGAACTACATCTACAACAGTCAAAGGCAGCGAGGTGGTGACGCTGTTCGCAAAACAACCCATACGACTATTACCTGTACTAAGTAAGCCTGTGTTCAATACGAGTACCGCGTTTTTGGGTGGGCCTGCGACGGCGCGTGTCTTAAACGCTGGAAGCAATCCGCCAGCAGCGTTGTCTGCGACAGCAGATGTTACACTCACAACTTTGTAAAGCGCGTGAGGGTCATCGCTTACGTACGCGACAATATCAGTTGCTACTGTATTTGCAGGATAATGTTGGCTGTACAATTCATAACCCAAGTTCGGGTCTGTGTACCGACAACCAAGAAATACACCAACAAGACCGGGAACAACAGCGTTTGCTGCTTGGCCTGCTGTAGTAGTAATGATGATAGTGCCGTTAGCGTTTAATTCGACAACATCACCGTTAAAGATGCTGGTGCCGTAATTGCTGGCGATAGGTAATTGTCGAGTCGCCCCAGCAAATGGGAGACCTCCAATCAAATTTACCGGCTTCAGCCCATAGGGGGCATCAACTGTAGGATAAGCCATTTTAAGCTCCTAAAATTAAGTTCCTTTACCGAAAGTAACCTTCGTTTTCCGTTCATTGAACAGAGGCATACGAGGATCATTTTCTCTCATAAGGTTGTTATCCACAGAGTGCATCTGAGACTTTGCTTGGTTTGAGTAATACTCATTCCGCTCTTCAACTAGCTCCGTTGGAGCCTTGCACAACATCAAACCGCCAATAACCACGTTGTCTTTAAAGCGTTCTTGCTCAATCGCGACCATGGTAATTTCTGGGTGATCCGACGCCTTTACAGGCTCCCAACCTTCTCTTAGTTTTGAAGAAACATTTGTGGCGTCTACATGGCCCTGCGTGCTCACGCGGACCCAGTGAAAATCGTAACCAGCTTCGGGGTTTGGAGATGGTAACACCTCTGGACGCTGCCAAGCCTTTTTACGAACGGTGCGTTCACGAGTTTCAAGCTCGCGGTTTATGCGATTTTCAGCCATTATTGTTTCCTCATATCTATTGCAACCTGTTTGGCGTATTGTTCGGGGGTCAACCCTAACCGTTTAGCGAGCTGGACTTGTGTGCGTGTCAACGTCACTTTCTTGGGTGCTGTGCTCCGCGTTGCGGGGGCAACCACCTGTGTCTTTCGCTTCGCCGGTTCGGCATCCTCGAAATTATCGGGGAAAACCTGACGCATACGAGAATCAATTGTCTCGTAGTATTCATCACTTTGCGGGCTTACGCCCTGTTTGACAAGTTTGTTGTGCAACCCCAGCGCCAAACTTGTCATCTCATCGTCGTTGCCAAACCATGAATTGGTCTTCTGCCAATCCGAGGCTCGTTCATCGACTTGTACTGCCGGAGCGATCTGTTCTACTTGCTTCTGTACAGGGGTTTCTGTCTCCTGTAAAGCCGGTAGTTTGTAGTTTGCTAGTCTATCAGACTTTATCTTAGCATTCGTTAAACTTTCTTGCGCTGCAAGAACCGCGTCTGAGTCACCGGACTCATAGGCTTCTTTGTACGCACGTTTTGCGCCTGCGGTCTCGTTCTCGGCGTTCTTCCTCGCCTGCGAAAGGAGAGCCGCTTGGTTCTTGTTGACGTTACCTTTTAGCTTTTTGTTCTCTTCCATAAGCTGCTGAGTAACGCGTTCGAGTTCTTGGCTTTGGCGGAACGCTTCTTCCTTCGCCCTACGCTCGTCGTGATAGCCTTTACTGAAGTGCTGAATACGTTTACGAACCTTGTCCGAGTAGTCTTCAAGCTCTTCGTCAGTAACGTCGGTAGGTGGCTCTGACGCTTTACGATTTCGGTCAGCTTTAGGCGTATCATCAACGACCTCCACCTCAACCTCACTATCGTTATCGTCCACGTCAACCGAATCCATTGCGAAATCTTCTGCAGTTTTCTTACCTGAAACATCAATCTCGACCGCGCTCGTTTCTTCTATTTCTAATTTGCTTTCCTCGTCGTCTTGGAACTCAAATTCTACTTTTTGAAATGCCATATCTATGCCCTTTGAATGCCTGATGGATCGGCTACGACAGCTTCAATAGAATCATCGTTCATAAGTCGATACTCGACTCCGCCAATAGTAAACCGTGTCCCTGAGTTCATACGGAACATCACGAAGTCGCCTTCTTTACACCATGCTCCAGTGGGAAAACGCGCTGTATCAGAGTACGCTTGATCACCCATATCAACGACCAGCCCAATAATAGACATAATATGATCGTTTGTTTTGGCTGTTTCTGTTTTTAAAACTGACGTACCCGCTACGGTCTCTTCTGGTTGTGGTAACGCTACAAGTACACGATAACCTGCGGGTTTCGGTAGTTGTAGTTCTAGTTCAGCATCGCTGATTTTAACTGCTTGTTCAGTCATCATCATCTTCCATATAGTTCTTCGCAAGGTCTTCCATGTGGTTTTTGCTGGCTTCGAGACCTCGAATTAAGCCAACAACTTCCTTGTATTGAGCGAAGTCTTTAGCTCCACCGTTACCAAGAAATTCCAGTGCAGAGGATTTATCATCCTCGATTTTATCATTCAGCACGTCAAAGACGGATTTAGCCATGAGGTATTATGACTCCTTTTTAGGTGGTTTAGGTGTCTGGCGCTGGGCATTCTGCGCCATGCGAGCAAGCTCAAGGTCAACCTTGTTGTCCTCTACTCGCTTTGCTGCCATGTCGCGGACACCTTGACGTTTAGCATCAATAGCCAACTCAGCCTTGTCGATGTTAATCTGTTCGGAAGCCATTTTAGCGTCGATCATCATCTTCTGAGTTTTGAGTTGTATTTCTGCTTGTTTAACCTGTGCGTCAGCTTGGTCGTTTGCTGCTTTACGCTGTTGTTCTGCCTGCTTGATCTGCAACTCGGCCTGTTTCATCTGGATGATAGGGTCTTGCTGCTGTTGCTGGGCTTTCTGCTGCGCGGCTTGCTGCTGGTTTGCTTGTGTAAGTTGCTTGCCTGCGTCTGCTACGAGACGTGACAGTTGTACTTCCATATCCTCGTCCAACTCCTCGTTCGGAGCAGGTAGAGGTACGCCCAGCTTCTCTTCGATCTTCCGACGATAAGAGAACCCAAGGTGTTCGGCAATATGCGCCTGTAGGGACGCCATAATCTGTTTTGCCTGCGGGTTCTGCCCGATCATCTGCGCTACCATAGGGTCTTGCATAAACGATGTATGCGTAGCTATGTGTGCTTCGTGGTCTTGGTAGATAAACGCTTGCATAGGCTTGCCGATAAGGGCATCCATGTTCTCGCTGATCGGATCAGTTGGTTTCGCGTCGTCCTTAGTTGGGACAAGTTTGTCGGCGTTCTTTACGCCCAATACTTCTATCATCTGCCGGTGTAACTGGGGCAGGTCGTATATCTGTGGAGCCTGCGCTGACATCTGTAGCACGGTCTGATACTGCACTACCCGTTGCGCCATAGTAGAGTTGTTAGGGTCACTGACAGGGATCACGTCCACCAGCATGTAGTCAGACCGCTTGGCGCTTACTTCGCCTCTGTACGGAATGTACGCGTACTCTGCGGGGGCATACTCGGCCATGATAGCCTTGAGTAGCTTAAACTCCTGCTTCATCGCGTAGTGTACGCGTGCCTGCACTGCGGCCATAGGCTTCAACGTACGCTCTAGGAGCGCCAGTGTAGTGCCCACAGGAGCATTGGCTGACATGTCCGAGATGTCCATGTCACTAATAGCGCCTAGCCTACGTCCTTCGGTCGTTATTTGATTCAAGAGGGCGAGAAGGGTCTGGCTAGGTTCTTTGTACGGCAGGGGCATGATATTATCACGAATAGACCCTGACGGCACATCTACATCTTTAAATTCACCGGGGTTTATGGGCGAGTCGTCCCCCTTGATACGTAGTCCTCTGGACTTTAACCCTCCCGGGAGGTTGGAGAGCGTACCAGCGTCAACAAGCTGGCGTATCAAGGAAGTTCCAGCACGGGCGTATCCACCGATAATGTGGATCAATCCAAGGCCATAAAAGCCAAATCCCGGCACATAATTGTAATGTACGAAGTGCTGACGCTTGAGGGTAAGTGGGTCACCCTCCTCGTAGTTTCTACGGACCGCCAGCACTTCGCCACTGCCACGCTCAATGGTGACAACGTACGGGCGAGCGATCCCATCGTCATCATCAACACCTTCAATAAGAAGGTCAGCGTGAACCTCGTAGATAGCGTAACGGTCATCAGCGGTTAACGAATAACCTCCTTCTTCCGCTTTCTTCTCTTCAATGTCTGTGTGGTACGGTTCTGGCTCCCCAAGGTCTATATCTCTATAGAAACCTGCGGCCTGCAACTTCTTTAATTCGTTCTTTGTCTTGCGCATTACGTGCGTTACACGCTCTGCGGACTCTATATTTGACGCGCCATAGGGCACAATCACGTCTTCTGCAGAGATATAAATAGCGGCCTGACGACCTAAATTAGGGTCAAAATACACCTTTTTAAAGGCTGAACCTGCTAATCCAAGGCTATATAGAAGCCGTTCGTGTTCTGGGCGATACTCTACCATATTTTCGGTGAGTTCGTAGTTCATATCAGCCTTAACACGGGCCGCTGCTTCTTCTTTTTCAGGAGTTTCTGACCCCAGAATCTTTGTTTTTACTGGCCCCACGGCGGGAAATGTCTCCGACATGGCTTCTGCTTGGAACCGGATGGCTGCTTCTGCGAGGACTGTAGAGTTAACCCCGCACGCGCCTTCCCACGGGTCCATACGTTCTTCGTATTTGAAACCTAGTACGTCCAGACCTTTGACGAAGGTGTCCGCCCAGTCCTTGCGACCGTCAATATCTGTTTCTATCTGGCCTACAAGATCACTAGAAAGCTCGTTTAGCTGTGATTCGTCCAGCACTTCGGCTAAGTTCATACCAAACTCGGTAAAATCCATCTCGTCGCCGGGGATTATGGTTATTTCCATGCTCCCATCTGCTAAAGTAACTGACTCAGGATCAACAATTTCGATCTCCAACTCAGAGATATCCATCTCTTCCACACCTTCCAAGTCGGCTTCAAGACCTTCTGGAGCTGCGTATAATCCTTTTTCAATAGCCATAGCTAAATCCCTTAATAATACCCGCCTCGGCGTTGTTTGAAGAACCGCTCTTCTTCAGGCTCATCGGTAGGCAACCGTATAAACCCTCCCTGTCGAAAACGCATTAGCGCCATAACGGTAGAGTCTACAAGGTCATCATTACTCATAAACGGGAATCCTGCAATCTCTTCCACAACTTCTTCCGCCCACCGTGTCTGCGGCACCCACACAAGTTCGGACGCAATGATGTCCGCTACCGAGTTGAGCCGCGCTGTCTTGTCTCCAGAACCCCTATGCGGGGTGTACTCTGATACAGGTAGGCCCATACGTCGCATCTCTTGATACAGGGCCACACCAGAGCTTTTCTTCTCCACAATAAACGAATCTGGTTCCCACTCGTTATACTCTTCCATAGCAAGCTGTTTAAGTTCTGGGAACTCCATACGCTGTTTTATGCTATTTAACAATATAATATTGTACGCGTTGGTCTCTTCGTTTAAGAATACGCCCCAAGTGGTAAGCGCTGTATAGTCTGCACGGTTGTGCTTCTCGGCTGCGGCGTCGAGCGACATGATAACAAATTCACACGAAGGAGGAGACTCTGCGGTCCACTCCTGCCACCATTCCCGCTTCACAATAGCGGCTTCTTCCGCTGTCGGTCGCTGCTGATACTGCGAGTTCCACTGAAACGTAGGCATAGAAGCCTTGGTACGTAGTAGAGCTTCCAAGTCAAAAAACTCAGGCCACAGAGGCTTCTGGGTTTCTTTCTTTGTTTTCTTATTAAAAATTTCTAAAATAGCGGGGAACTCAACCACCTCGTACTGATCGGAACGGTCGTTCTGCGCCATGTCTCGTGTAACACGCCCTGTCAGGTCGTCCATATGCCAGCGAGTCTGGATAATAGCTACCCGACCTTTGGGCATTAGACGTGTTCGCGCACCGAAGGTGAACCATTCGTACGCCTTTTCAAAAACCCCAAAGTTTCCGTTAATAACATCCTGCTCAGAATGAGGATCATCAACAAGCAACAGATCAGC